CCCAACGCCTCTGCCTCGGCCACTGAATAAACCAGCTTAATTCGATCGTCCGTCGCGAAGCCAGCTGGTAGATTGGCATCGGAAATCGGGAAGCAGTATGCGCTCACATGATCACGCGAAGGCAAAGGTCTGCCAAGCGCGCCGTTGCCTCTTTTGAAAATTACATCGTTCATTTTGCTGGAATTTTACTCGCTATCACCAATGGCGAAAAGCTTGTCAGTAATTTCTTGTGAAAGCTCAACTTCGTCGCGCAAATTAAGCACGATAGATTTAAGCTCTTCATTGCTCAATGCCTTGGATACATCTTCGTTCGACATATCTTCAGCAATCATATTTGAATTGAACGCTTTGATCAAGCCGATCAGTTTCGCGTCGTCATGATCAGTCAGGGAATTAGAAGCTACAATCAAATCCTTCAATTGGGCTTTTGTTTCCGATGTGATTTCGTGGGTCGGATCTATCTCAATCAATAAAGAAATAAGATTCTCCTTGTTCATTTTATCGAGGTTGATCTCGCTGCCATCCAACTCTTCCAAGCCTTCGGCGCTCGCTTTATCTTCCAGCGAAAGGTCGCCAGCAAGCTTGCGCAGTCCTTCAAGTCCTAAATTCTGCAGTTGAGGTGCAGAAAACTTATTCTTGGGATTGGTTCCAATCAAGGATATAAGATTCTCGCGCTCCTGGTCGGCATTAACTCGAAGCACAATGTCTCCGTTCTCGTCGAATTCAGCAACTTCATCCGGGTTTCCTGCAGCTGCTCGAGCATACTGGATGCCGCTGTAGTCGCGATAAAAAACTGAACCGTCTTTTGTCACGTAACAGCCCTTGGCGTTCTTCGGGTTCTTCCCGTTGATAAACGCTTCTGCTATTTTTTTAATTTCCGTCGGGGTCATCTTCTTTAGGTATTGAGTGAAAAAAGGGCGGCAATACACCGCCCTTTATAATTCATTTATAATTGCGGTAATAATTACGGTGCAACGTAACCCTGCGCAATCGACACAATACCTTTCGAATCCGTACGCGAACGCTCTGCTCCAAGATTAATCTCTGCACTCATAATGTCTCCATAATTCTCAGCAACTTGAGGATTGTAGTACACGTTTACTGCTCCAAGCGCGTGGCGTGTTGCGTACTTCGACCATGCAAGGGCTCCAAGGCAGTCTGTTGCTGCTTCGGCTGCTCCAACGGCCTTCTTTACGCCTGCCCCAGCTTCGTTATACAAAACGATGGTGTCACGAACCATGATATCGAATCCAAACAAGCGATTGATCGCTCCTTCGGGGAGAGCAACGCGGCCCATTGCATCAGCAAGGATCAATTGATCAATCTCGAAAAGCTCGTAATACATCTCAGGACTCAAGAGTAAAGTTCTCCCCTCCTTCGGCATACGGTCTTTGTCCAGCTTCTTAGCCATTCGCGCAACATCCTCTTTTGTAAGTCTTAATCGAGCTCCTGTTACGGTTCCGTTCGCAAGGTCTGCCGTGGCGGCTCCCGTTGTACGAAGTACAAGATCAGCATCCGCAGTTGGGCACCAAATCTGAGCAACCTCATCGCCTATTCGCTCTTTTAAAGCAGAGACATGTTCACCAAGTACAGAGGTTCTTTTCGCGTAAGAGACTTGTATCTCTTCAAAATTACGAACTCGAATTGGGTCGGTGGTAAAGTTGGCAATCGCATAAGTGAGGTCTGTATCCGTTCGCTCCGTAATAGCGGCAGGGAATACTGCTCTGTTCTTCGTTATGCTTGGAACGCCTCCAGCTTGCGGAATGTGGACAATCGAATTGTTTACGTAAGGGCCATCGTCAATTGACCGCTGGATGAATTCATTCCCATTAAATAAATTTTCCATAATATCTGCGATCCACACTTCCTTTTGGAGAGCACAAAGCACACCGCCACTTGGCGCATGAGAGACGTATGAAATAACGCCGGAAATAGAAAGGACTCCTGCCGAAGCAAGGCCTCCTGTTATTGGGCTGACATCAACCCCGAAAGCGCCTGCTGCGGTCGCAAGGAATGCACCGACTAGGAAAGCGCTCAATAATGAGATAAGAAATTTTGTTTTCATCGTGTGTTTTTTTTACGATTATTGAAATTGATTAATTGAGCGGCTTACGCCATATATTGAGCATCGTACAAGGCCTTATACTTCGCAGGCTCCGTAGACATCAAGTTCTTAATTAGACCGGGATTCGACTTCTCGATCTCGCGCAACGTCTTACCGTCAAGCTTTCCGTCGACAACTTCGCCAGCTTTCGCCACTTTGCCATCGCCTGCAGTATCGATTTGATCCGTGATACGCTTTGCTGGAGGCGCAATGGACTCACAAAGAGCTTTGAAAGCGGGTAGATCATTCTTCGCTTGCGCGATCAATGCGTCCTGCTTGTCGGCAGTAAATTTGCCCTCCTTGATTGCGTTTTCTACGTATGAAGCAGCTGCTTCATCGTTGGCAGTCTTGGCAGCGTCCTCGATTTCCGTAAGCCTTGCTTTCGTGCCATCGTGAGCCAACTTCTCGGCTTGAAGAGACTGATCTGCAGTATTCTTCCCGTCAACGATCTTAGCGATCGCCGCGTTTATTACTTCTTCGCTCGATCCTTCGGCCAAGCCAAGAGTGTTAATTACTTTTTTCATCTCTATGATGTTTGATTTATTTGCTATTTGATTGACAACGAGCTCAAGGTCTGCCGTGGCAAAGTCCAACTCGTTAAATACTTCTGAAAAGTCCCTGCCTGTTGTGATTACTTCGTCAACAAATCCGTCAGCCAAAGCTTGGCTCGAATTAAACCAAGTCTCTGCGTTGATCAACCGCATGATCTTGGGCTTGGTGTGTTGTGAGTTGGCCGTAAGGAGGTCGGCAATTAGATCTTGAAACTGATCCAACATATTGACCGTGGACTCGTCCAATGTATCTCGAAGTTGATCGGGCAAGCTTGGAGCATGAACCATCAATCGTCCGAAGTCGTTGATCATTCTTTTGTGCCCAGCCATCGCAACGAGTCCTCCCGAACTTGCAGCGATCCCATCGATAATAGTGTTACAAGGTATTTTGGACAACCGGATGGCGTTGAACATGTTTAACGCATCAAGAACAACACCGCCGTGAGAATTGATCCTCACTTCGATTTCGTTTACTCCTGGTTCTCCTTGCAGATAGTTTATTACTTGCGCAAAATGAGCCCCATCGATGCCTTTGCCAGTTTCTTCATCGACGCCAATGGCTCCGTGAACTAGCATAACAGCTTTGCCATCGGTGAAATTCTCTACATATTGCAGCTTCATTTCACAAAGGAACTCCAAACTCAAATGATATTTGCAGTATCTTAGTGGGCAAAATCAGTCTTTGCAGTAATGAGAAGAGAGAAAGGAAAGCTTAATGAGCGCGCCGAGCATGTTTTCAATGAAATAGAAAATCGACCGATCCCCATCTCGAGGGCCGTTAAAGAGTTGTCGAATGAATTGTTTTTGAGCGAGCGCACCGTTTGGTACGACTTCCAAAGAGTACTGCAGTCAAAATCAACGCCTTCCTCGAAGTGTTGAGTCATAAAACACCGAGAAAGCTCCCGTCAAAAAACCGCGCATAAGGATCCAGCCAAGCCAAAACCTCCAATCGGCGATCGAAAGGCCCGCAGCGAATACCACCGAGAAACAAACGAACGACCATTGCAGGAACTTAACCAAGTGCCAGCCGTCTGTTAAGAATACGAGGGATTTATCAGACCGAAGGCCCAAGAAAGTAAAAGCTGGCGTGAATACGGGCTTATTATAGACGTTGTAATGGTCAACGATAAGCCTTCCCGTTGAGTATCTTTTGTATTTCCTATCTGCAGATTCGGGCTTGAGCCAAAAACTGCGTTTCCATTTAGCAAATATCGATGTGGAATATGCGCCAACATTATCCAGCCTGTCCAACCAAGCGTTAAGCGCGCCCGCAATCATCAAACAGACGGCAGCGATCGCTAATGGTGAGCATATTGTCGAGATAAGGCAGTTAATTACGGTTTCCATGCGTTGAGGTTTTAAATAATACGGCTTTATTGTATCTCCCCCAATAAGAGAGGAATGTTAGCGACACAGGCACGATCGTTATAAACTCGTAGAACAACGCCATTGTCCAGTTGATGTCGCCTATATAGCGCCAAAAACCGCAAAGGAAGCCATCGTCGCAGGGGGATCCCGCCAAGGTTGTGTAGAAATACAAACGTCCGAGCAAAGAGAACAGCATGAAGAATGCAATTATAGCCAGCTTAGATTTAGATCCAAGCAGCCATTTGATAAAAGAAGGGGGTATCGGGTTTGTCATTGGATCCTATTTTAATCAAGCAAGGCGCTGCTTTGTAGCAACGCCTCCCTTTTCATTTAACCAAAACATGAAATTCAAAAGCGATCATCACTCCGCTATCGAGCTAGTTATTAAACTGGATGGCTAATATAAGAAATTTTCATACACCATCAGAAAGCCCCTCGGAGGATCCGCTGCGGACTTCATCGTTGTCAATAATTAGACAACTATTATCCCGGACATTGAGAGCCGTAATTGTGTGAGTAATTGTGCCCGTCATTGTCGCTTGAGTATCCCTTAGAACGGTTCCGAATGTCAGGATCCAAACCTCAACATTATCATAAGCAACGTCCTGAGTTTCTCGAATACGTCGAAGCGGATCGAATTCGTCATGAGAAAAGGCTTCGAGCGCGACAAAGAGCTTGTCCACATCGGAAAGCACACTTTCATTATCCTTATCCAGCCGCTTGAATCCAACATGCAGAGCTATTTCAACTCTTGCTTCCTGCAGGGATTTTACAGAGGCTATTTTGTTCTGCCATTCAATCGAACTGAAGTGAATGTACACCGCTGGATATCTAACAACATCTTCATCGGCTTCCCGATCAAATTGACCATTGTACAACCCGAAACAATGGAAGCCTTCGAGCGCGTCGATAACGCTTTTAACTTGGCTGTATAGAATTGATTTGCTCATTTTGCTAGTGCCTTTTTAAATTCGCGCGCGACTATGCGAGATATTTTCTCATTTAATTTTTTCGACTTTCCAACAAACTTACGCATTGGCATGTCTTTAAGCCCACGGTTATGGCGACCAGCGTATATTATGCCGTAAGACCCGACGGCGATCTCACTAAATGTTGCCTTACGAGTCCTGACCGATTTTAGCAAATGGCCGTCATCTACTAATATGGCCCGCTTCTTTCTAGTCCTACGATCGGATCGATTCTTTGTCGATCTCTTCTTCCAAGGGCTAAACGACTCGTCTGTAAATCCCTCGTTGCGGAAGGCGTTTTTTGAATGGTTGAGCATCGTATGCGCTGCAAACCGTGGAAGATCGCGAGTCATCTTATCGAACTTGCCGTTTATTTTATCGAAGTCGATTTTCTTGCTCATTTTTTAGGCTTTGACGGTAAAGGCATATCGAAGTTTCTGTCTCTGAGAACGTGGTGTCTCTCTGCTACATTGCTAATGTAGGGATGGCTCTCGTCAAAAACTACACGATCAACAGCCGGATTCATGTCAAACAATTCACCAGGCGCACTCAATGACCGTATAACCGAGTCGGGAGTTATCGTTACTTCTCCATCTTCGTGGCTTGTAACATCGCATCTGCAGCCCCAATCATTTGGGGGGAAGTATCTGCGCCAAAACGGATCGTCGATATGACGAACGATGCCATCCAACTCAACATGCACTTCCCGAACGCGCTCATCGCCAATGGTGTTATACTTCAAAAGAGGAAATAGATCTTTGTCTCTTTGGAAGTCCATCCATTGCCGCGCGGCGAGGGATTGATTAAAGACCGTCCTGTACTCCGTTTTTAGCCAGTTGACATTGTACTGCTCGAATATTTCTCCTGCGTTGGCTTTGAATTCTGAAAAGGATCGCTTGGTTCTTGATTCGGTGTCAAATATAGCAAGCGTCATATCAACTACTTGCTGGTGCGTTTTCGCTGCAGAGAACACTCCAAGGTTTACTTCGAAATCATAAAGTAGACCGATCTCTTCATCCCCCAAATCCCCCGATCCAAACCCGCGTGCGACTCCATCCGATAAATACCCAAGCGTTGCTTGGTAAAGATCAAGGGGCAGTTGTCGCGGATTTATATTGCCAGCATATATCCACTTGAACAATTGCTCCAGCTGCTTGCGCGTATAAGTGAATCGGTTTGTGGCCATGTCTAGTGCTTATGGTTGTTAGCCTCTTCATAGAGACTTACTATTGAGGGCATTACGCTTTCAACATCCTCGATTTCCTCAATGTTTCCGATTGTTGTCGGCTCCGCTTCTTCCACTTCTTCCAGCGGGATGCCGAATGTCTCTTCTATGTAAACAAGCGGAACTTTAACGCCTCCCCATTTGTTGGCCTTGTCCACCATATCGAAACGAGTCTTTATATCGATCTTCTCTTCGTTGTCTTGGCGGTAAACCATGCCCTTCGGAATCATACCGTGGTTCACCATCAATGGAAGGAGTTGATCGTTCACAATGTCGGCAACGTTCATATTTCCAGCGCTAATATAATCGTCCAGTATGCGTTCATGTACTTCGGCCTGCGACCTACTAGAGCCATCGTCGCTTGACATTGTCTGTCCAAGAAGAAGCTTGCTTAATTCTGAATTCACACGCTCGCAAAGGCGATCATAAACATTGTAAAAATCTGTCTTGGAGATTTCCGCGAAGTCGATCGAATCTTCGTTGTCGAGAACGGCCCATGCTGCGGATCCCATGCTCTCCATCATGCCGACCATGTTCTTGTACGCGGCGGGATTATTGATATCGGTCTTGCCCATTCGAATAGGCATCCCGAACAACTCTGCAGCTTCCGACCAAGCTCCGAGAACATTCTTCTTCCAAATCACAAGGGGCGCAGCCTTCGTGAGAAGGCCAAGGTCGTACTTTTCATGCACAAAGATAGTCCATGCATCGTATGGCGACTCGTCGAAGTATGTCAGCCCGCTTGCGCTTTGATACAAGCTCTCTTTTACTGCGCGTTTTTCGGGGATAATATACTCTCTCGGAACCGACTCGCAATCCTTAAATATTGGCCCCAGTATCTCGCCCATCTGAATTAGCGAGTATCCGTATATCGGCGCTTCGACGGCGTACTTAATAAAATCTCGAAACCATTTCTTTTTGAATACCTCCGTAAGCCCTTCGTCTATCTCCCCGTTCGCGTTTTCAATGAAGAATGGTGTTGAGGTCGTTTTAACGATGATCGTTTGCACAACGCTGGTTAAATGCGCGTCGAGCATTATATCTTTGAAAATCCGAATTAGATCCACACGATCGGGATACACGGTGCTCTCAGCTCGGTTCAAAGCGTCGCGCCACTTTTGCACATCTTCCCGGGTTCGAATCAACTGGGTTTTCTTTATACGCTCGATGATATCGGTCATGTCGCGGCGCTTCTTCGCTGCTTTATTACTGACCTTGCCGATCTCTAGGTTTGTAAATGGTATCTTCATCTGCTTAGTATGAGTGCGTTTGTTTATCGTTACCGCCGTGAGTCATATCGACCCCCGAATTATCTCCGTGGTCTGTCAAAGGTAAGTTGAGAGTTACGTTTTTTCTAGGATCCGCAGAATCACGAAGGAGCTTAATTGCATCGTCGCGAAGTTGAATCCTGTGGTCGGGGATTTGGCGGGGCTTGATTCGCGCATGCAAATCGTACAGGGTCAAATCCATCAACAGTCTGCGCAAAAGAGGATCCCTTGGATCTAAGGCTTGCGGAGTCCAACTGCCTGCATCGTTTGGATCGGCATCGTTGTCATCATCAGCGCTTATGTAGAAGGTATGGTTTGCGCCGATATTCTTCCATTCCGTCGGTTCGTCGGGCGGGACATTGCCTTCGTTGTCAGCAACAAGAGAACGATAAACGTTTCCATTGTACAATACCAGCGCGTTGAGTGGATAGCTGGAGGCAAGATCGAGAACCGCCTCCGTGTATAGTATTATCAGATCGCCAGTTGTTCGCAGCGTTGTTGGATCGAAGTACCAAATTGGAGGCATAACAACGGCCACGTCGTGCCTATGGGTAATGTAGCTTTTCAGTTCGCTTTCGGCTGCAGAGATAGAAGTTTCAAGCTCCTGGTCGGGATTTGTTGTGTCCTCCGTTAAGATACTCAGCTCGGGAGCCTTTATTCTAGTGAGCAAATCGTGCTTCAAGATGAATGTCATCGCTTAGTATGTTCGTTTAATCGTTCGCTGTTTAATCTCGCGGGGCGCAGTCATTGATGCGCCGCCTTGGTATGTTTTGAATTCCGATTTAAAGTACCAAGTCACAAAGTAATCAAGAGAATCGGAAAGGTGGCCCCACGGCTCGTAAGTAATTCCTGTCTGCGGATCCTTAATTTTAATTTTGAGTTTCTTCCCATCGCTTGCCTCCAGTACGTTTGTCATATCAGCAATGGTCATTTCGCATTGCTCTCCCACAATAACAGAGCAGCCTTCAATGTCTCCTTCAAATAAAGCGTTGATAAAATTGCCCCTCATTACAACCGATGGATTGCTTTTTGGGACTCTCTTAACGGGCTTAAACTTTTCCAAGTATCTCGCTGCTAAGTTAAAGAAATTCATTCCGACCTCAACCTTGGTGTCGTCTTTTTGACTTGTGGCATCTCCGTAGATAAACATTCCTGCATTGTGGAACTTGTATCGGCGCGCGATTTCATTGCAAACGGCTTTGATTTTATTCTGCGGCTTTTTGAAGGTTATCTCATCGATTTGCCACACATGATTCCCTTCTGCCTGCCAAATAGTCGCTGGCAAGTATGGGTTAACGTTTTCGTCGAAGGAAATGTGCAGCGGGAGGTTGGGCATGTACTTTGTTGGCTTTACCATCGTATCAATACTAAATCGATGGTAAAACTCGGAGCCACTCTTTAGCTTGATGTTCCAGTTGCCTAATACAAAAACCTGATACTGATTCTTCGGGAGCCTTTTTAGTCCTTCGATGTATGCCTTTGGCATGAATGGGTTGTCGAAGATTCGCGCTTGAATATAGAACCAGTTATCCGGCAGCGCATTTCGTTGGGCCAAGTCGTACAGTCTTGTTTTTACCCAGTTTTGAGCAGGGTTACAAGTAAGAAGTATTTTTGCGGGCGGCTGCTTCATTCCGCGTGGCAGGATCCAAGTTCCTGCTCGCTCAATTGATTTGTTGAAGGTTTCTTCCTGCAGCTCGTTTGCCTCCTCCAGTAGGAAACCATTTACCTCGAGTCCCTTCCATCTGTTGAGCTCTTTGTCTTGGATGTAGTTCTCAGCGAAGAGGATTATTTGCGATCCGTTGGTGAATGTCACCACTTGCTCTTGCTGGTTGTACGAAGTATCGAAGGAGCCGCCCTTGCAGAAGTTGCTGGGCGCTATCTTTCGAAACGGGGGCACTATGTTACGCTTGAGCGTTGGGAGGTCTTTACGAACGATCGCCCAGCGGGATTGCGGATACATCTTACAAAGTAATATTAGCGCACCAAGCCCCGAGAACGTTTTACCACCACGAATGGCCCCGCCGTATAAGACAAGGCCAGTTGTATCGTCCAGCGCTTTCTCAAGGAACTCGATCTGCTTTGGAAACGGCTCGAATAGAGGCGCGGGGGCTTCTACGGTAGTCATTTAGGCGTCTGTTTAGAACTCTATTACTTTACCGCCTATCTTGAAGGTTTGCTTTACGGCGCTTCCCTTGTGCTCCAGTACTTGCGTATCCGCAAAACCAAAATTCTTAAGCATGAATATAGATCCTTGGATGTTGACGTTCTTGCCTTGATATTCGTTGTCGGAACAAATCCGTATTTCGTGCCAGTGGGCGATCACTTGCCTCGCTGCGCGTGTTACGTGGGAGAACTCGGCTTTGTCCTTTTGATAATCATAAAAGCTCGCACGATCTGAAAAGCCACAAAACAAAGTTAGCGCCGTAATTGTAGGAGGCTCTCCTCCTTTACCAATCGCTTTGAAGTACTGGTTTATTTTTGTAACCAGCTTTGCGGGCGTGTTAAACTTTGGGGGCCTTCCTGTGCCAATCCCTGCGCGGAATAACTCTGCTAATTCAAGCGGGTCTTTTTTAGGAGTTGCCATATTCGAAAAGTTTTAAATACTTGTCGGTGAGCACCAATAGCTCACCTTTCGGTGTTTTCTTGAACTCAAACGGGAGAACCTTGTTACTATCCAGCCTCCCTTTTGCTGGCTCAATCAGCATGTGTGGTATTTTTTTAATCACTTCCCTGCTTTCGTCTGTATAGTAGACTTTGAAGCCGCCGAGGAGACAAAGGTTTCTGTCGATGATATAATCGAGTGCCGAGATGAACATTTCCCTGCTTTCGGGTTTCGACATGGAGGATATTTTTACCTCCTGGTCAATTTCGACATTGAAGTACAAATACCTCGTAATGTCGAAAACATAGTTTAGCGATTTTACTGTGATGATATTTTTCATGTTGTTGGTTTTAAATATGGCCCTCACGTTCGAGAGCCATATTCGTGTGCATGAGAAAACTATTAGGAGCCTGCTCTACTTCTTAGCGGCTTCTTGATCCACAATATACACGTTTTTGTCGCGCTTATTGTAGAACTCAGTAACTCTTGTTGCGCTCTCTCGATCAACTAAGAATACTGATTTGTCGGCCCAGATTTTAACTCCTGTTGTAAGCTTTTCAACTTTCGAAACTTTGAGTTTTTTTGATTCGCCCGCTTGATTGACCGATGTGATCGTGTCTGCTGGCTTTAATTGCGATAATGTTTTTCTCTTCATGGTGATATTAATTTAAGTGATAATACTTAACGTTTCCAATCTTCGTGTTGAACGTAAGCATGGAGTACTTTAAGCATTCGTTTCCGGTGTATGGGTCTGCGGAATAGTCCTGCAGGAAGCAATTACTTCCTTCTGCAAGACTCACCAGCTCGATGGCTTCTCCTTCGATTGTAACTTCGCCGCCGTAAAATGCTGCTTCCCCTGTTCCAGAGACTTCGCCTCCCACCGTTTGTATTTCCGAAAGAGGAACGGTGTCGAATGAGTTACCAAAGAAGCCGAGCATTAGAAGAAGGTCGTCGGAGTTTACAAAGTTATCGCCGCTCATGTCTCGCGGATCGGTTGGGTCGACTGCGGATCCATATACTGGCAGAAGGTATCCGATTATTGTCATGGTGTTTACTCTGTACTCCGTGGATGGGTTTTCTCCTTGGATGGTTCTTTTGAAGCACCAGTTTAGGCAGTTGTTCTCCGAAGAGAGGTTAGAATACCGATGCTCTCCTTTCATGGCTTGTTCAATTTCCGATCGAGAAATAGAAAGCGCTGGAGTGGAAAGATCTTCTGCAGCGATATCGAGAACGGTTTTAATTTCGGTGACTTTGAAATCGTGTCGTTCATCTTCGATGGATTTGGAGCAGGAGGCCAGCGTGAAGGCTGCGAGTAGAATTAAGATTACTTTTTTCATTTTATAGGGTTTTACGGGTTTTGAATTTCAAAGATACGACTTTCTGAAATTCGTTAAATGATTTGATTATGTGCACTTCGTATCCGAGTGCTTTTAAATTTTTATGGATGAGCTTCTGCTTTGGGCTTGTGGATCCTCCTTTCGCTTTGATTTCAAAAAAAACGATTGTGCCATCTGTAAGCCAAAGTAGATCAGGGACTCCCGCGAGCAGGCCTTGTGCGAGCATCCTCGCGGCGTTTACTGGCCCTCTGCGCCCTTCGTTTGGAACGGAAAAGAAAGTACCATATACTACGCGCAGCTCGTTTCGCATGTATCGGACGCATTCGGCTTGAATTTGGCATTCGTTTTGCATTGTTTCTTAGGTTACATTGGTTACACTTGGTTACACTAGTAGTGTTACCTCCGCAGGCGGCTCTAGTGTAGGGATGAAGGTCAAAGGTTACATTGGTTACACTCTTTTCTTAAAAAAAGAATTCAAAAGAATAAATAATAAGGGGGAGCCGCCGTATCCCCGCGAGGACTTATATAGGAACCAAGTGTAACTAGTGTAACCTTTGCCCGCTAAAAAACCCGCAAGCGTTGGACAGACGCGGGATTGGGGGAGGTTACACTTAATATAGTATGCTCGTCCTATAATTTGAAGCTTCATGACGATAAAAGATTATTGTAGTTCTTGATCGTTTGCTTGTGGTCGTGCTCGGCGATATCCTGGTTATACTCCTTGAATATTTTGTCCCGCTTGTATTTCCCTGCCCTTCCTTGAAAATGAAGCGTTGTTTCGACTTGCACTCCGGATACTCTTTGCCGAATAATGAGCAGGGAGTAGAAAGGCTCCATTTCTTTTCTTGAAATAGAAAGCTCGGTTCCGTCGGCGAGCTTGAGTACCCGAGAGTAATAGTTTTGTGTTGTGATGTCGTTCATGGCGCGATGTATTTGTACTCGCCAACAACCGCCGTCCAAACATGGCGCGTGTCTTTGATTTCGTGCCTTACGTTTACTCCGTTTGTGTGCTGAAGGAAAGCTTTACCATTTACGAAGTATGTTCTCTCGTCCGGCGCTATTTCGCATCGGATATTGTCTTGAGCAAATTCCTCGACTTGCTGGTTTCGAACTTGCGGATGCTTCGCGAATGTGTATCCGTGTTGTTCCAGCGCGTTGAAAAATATCGCGTCGACTTGTTCTGTCAATGTTTCGGTTGGGAATAATCCCGTTTTTTGATGATTCATGTTGTTGTTTTTTTAGTTTGCGGTGCTGCCCAACAACCAGGAAACCTAAATTGTAATTAATCCTAGAGTTGGGCCAGACTTAATACCGCGTTAAATAATTTTTGCTTCCGTTTCCACAAGAGCTTTAAAGATTTGATATGCAACTTGCGGTACTATTGCGTTTCCATATCCTTTAATTGATTCTTGTCTCCATTTAGGAAAGGTAATTCCGTCCAGTTGGTTGGAAAGCCCATCATTTCCGCTACAAATTGGGGATTGAGTTGGCCATTTCTCCCAGTCTGTAATTTGATGGCGTTCGGTAGCTGATCCTGATGGCTGTTCCCTTTGCTTTTTGGCTTTCTTGTCAAGTGTTCCATCGAGTTTCCTCCTTTGTAATCTCTCATTGCAGGTGTCGGT